CTATTTATATGACACAATAATTACTTCACGAGGATACTTACTTCCTCGATAATCATCCATAGTATCGACAACAATTTGTTCAAATATTGTAGTGATTAGTGCTTTTCGTTCTTGATCGTCAGCATAATTCCAAACTTCGTCCATATTTTCTATTATTGATTTGAGCTCGAGAGTATTATTATTATTCATTTTTTCAAGTCTAGCTATTTCTTTTTGCAAATTTTTTTCTTTAAGTCTTAATTCATCTGTAGAGGAAATCAATTCATCAATGTCGATAATATCATTCTCGAACATAGTTTTTTTCTTTTTCATTAATTTTTGGACAGAAGATAATTCTAATTTCAATTCATTTAAATGTCCTTTGTCAGTATTTGATTCTTCGACATCACTATTTAATGTTAGTTTAATTTCTTCCAACTTTTTAAAAAAAGCATTTACCAACTTTTCTTCTAAAAAAATATGACTTGTACAATTTTTACCCGCTTTTTTACCTGAACAACGGTATGTTTTTATCTTATTAGCTCCTCGATGTCCAGATAAAGAATGTCCACAGCGGGCACATTTTAAGATAGATGAGAAATAATAATTGCTTGTTTCGCGTTTTCCTCCGAATTTCCTACGTCTATCTAATACGTCTTGCAAGTCCCAGAATTCTTTGCGGTCAATAATAACATCGTGATTACCTTCGTAAAGTTTCTGCTCTCGTGGTGGTTTTTTATAGTCTTTTGATGATTCATTAAAAGTTAAGTATCCTGCATAAATAGGGTTGTTAGCTATGGCTCGTACAGAATCGACATGCCAATCTCCACCTTTTCGTGTTGAAATTCCTTTCAAGGTCAATTGCTTAGCGATTGTATAAAAGCCGAATGTTTTTGATAACATAAAAATTTCTTTTATTATTTCTGACTCAAATTCATCAATTTCAAGCTTCCCATTAATAACTTTGTATCCAAAAGGGGCCATGCCACCTTTCCATTCACCAAGTTTAGTCTTTTTCTCCATCCCCATACGAACACGTTCAGCAGTATTTTCACGCTCCCATTGAGCGATAGCTGCTACTAATGTGATAAATAATCTACCCATAGCGTTAGTAGTATCATATACTTCGGTAGCAGATTTAAACTTACAGTTATATTTATCTAGTTCATTTAATATCTCATATAGGTCAGATACAGACCTAGTTAGTCGATCTAATCGATAAACTAATAATACGTCAATGCCTCCAGCTTTGATTTGCTGTAACATTTCTTGAAACTGTGGACGGTTCAAATCTTTGGCTGAATAACCATCGTCAATAAATTGTTTGACGAGTTCCCATCCCTGCGAAATACAATATGCTTCTAATTTTTCTAATTGAGCAGCAATTGAATAACCATGTTTTGCTTGTTCGTCTGTAGAAACACGAACATAGATGATACATTTCATCATTTTCACCTCTGTTAAAATAAAAGCAAACTAATGGATTTATTTTAAAATAAGTCTCGTGTTACCCGTACTGCTTTTCCAATAATTTTAGCGGGGTTACTTTCTGTAATTACAATTGGTTCGTACTTTGAGTTGTCAGGCATTAAAATAATCATATTACCTTGTTTCTTTACTCTCTTTAAAGTTGCTTCTGTATCTCCATTAACTAGTACGGCAGCTATCTCACCGTTTTCCACAAAAGATTGTTCCCTAACAATTACTTTGCTGCCATTCTGAATAGTTGGTTCCATTGAATCACCTTTAGCAATTAGCGTAAATAATTTTCCACTAGGTAATCCATCAGCCACTTCATAGATATAACCTTCCATATTCTCTTCAGCTAAAATAGGCTCTCCACAAGCAATAGTTCCAAGAATAGGGATCTTAATAAAGTTTGGTTGTATTTCAACAATATTGTTTGGTCTGTCTTCCGTTAAATCAGATCTTCTAATGTTAAAGTAATCAGCCATTAATTGAATTTTATCAGGTCTAGGATATGTTTCTGCCTTCATCCAGTTTGAAACAGTGGTTTCTGGGATATTTAAATCTCTTGCCATATCAGTTTGAGTAATACCTTTTCTTTCTAAATACCTTTTTAAATTATTTGATAGGGTTAATTTAATTGAATCTTTCACTTTTATATTTCACTCCTGTTCTTATTTATATGTTACCGAAAAACGGTAGTGAAGTAAACTATTAAAGTACCTATAAAAAGTATTTTTTTGCATAATTTTGGTTGACTCTACCGTTTAAAGGTATTATAGTATATTTACAACAAGTGGACAGGAGGTGATGTAATGATACAAATTTCATTAGAAGCAGCTAGGGTAAACGCTCAATTAAAACAAGAGCATGCGGCAAAGAAGCTGGGTATTACTGCAAAGACCCTAAGTAATTATGAGCGAGGAATATCTGCAATTCCGGGGTATATTTTTAAAAAAGCAGCAAGAATCTATGGTATTCCTGAAGAAATGATTAGATTACCAATTGTTAATGATGGAGGATATGATGATGATGAATTTTTTTTAACCTCAAGTACCGTTTAACGGTATTTTATACTCGCTTGGAAGTGTAAATTTAGACAAAAACCAACAATAAGGAAACAGACGAGCCTAATCGACATATTCTGATTTGAAGGAGTGTGAAAATGGAGGGTTTTATTACTGAAGATAAGGTACGGAAATTACTGCCACTTGTAGAGAAGATTCTGTCTAAGAAATACGGACGAAATCTAAAACTGAAAAATCTTACAGTTTGTGGGGTGACAGTTCAGAGAAAGGATTGCGCTAGTTAGCGCAGTTTTCAAGAAAAAAGTACAAGCTCTAAAAGGAAGGTGAATTCAATTGAAAATCGATGTTCGAGAATGGAAACAGTTAACGAATGAACAAAAGCGCATCAAAGTTGTACAAGCTATAGCAATCAACGCCCATAAATTTGGCCGTTAATCTATTAATCTTTTAAAAGTTTGAGAGGGAGTGAAATCATGCGTAAAACAGTCTTCGCAAAGAATCGCAAAACACTACGTGAACGGTTATTCGACAATCTGTATAACGGTTGGAAACAGGTCGGAAAAGTTCATTATATCGATGGCAAATTCCAAGTGAAAGTAGAAAAGGGAGGAAATTAAATTGAAATCAACAGGCATTGTAAGAAAAGTGGACGAGTTAGGACGCGTAGTAATTCCAAAAGAACTTCGTACAACTTTAGGGATTGCTGAAAAGGATCCGTTAGAAATCTACGTAGATGGTGACAAAATCATTCTTCAAAAGTATGAACCTAGTGTAAGTGTTGAAGAAAGATTTTCCGTTTTAGCCAATTTGCAAAGTATGGCAGAAATTGAAAAGAACCCAAATAAAAAAGAAACAATCGTTCGTGCGATCGCATTAATTCAATAAGGAGGAAAAGGGATGAAAGTTACAGTTACAAAAGAAGTGGCCAAAGCTTTTGAATACTTGAAGGAAATACGGAACTACACTTCTGATAATGATTTATTAAGTGAACATGCAGAGGCTATTACGACTAAAGATTGGTACGACAATTTACAGCCATTAAACAAAGTAGATTTGATGACTTTTGCAAAGATGTTGATTAATGGCTATGAGGTTGAAGCTACAGCCGAAGAAAGCATCCTTAAATATTTTAATACTACGAGTTGGAAACAAGAAAGAGATGCTGTGGTTTTTGTATTAAATACTCTCAAAGTCAAAATCCCTGGAGTGAATGACATTGCCTGATATCGAAAACCCGATGGTGTCACCAATACTAACTGACGATCCATTTGCTCAACAAGTTGGAAAGTGTCACTACAGACATTGTGAAGAAGTTGTTTATGAAGAACAAGGTATCAAATTTGATGGTTATATCTACTGTTCTACTTCTTGTTTAGGTGAAGACCTACTAGCAGAAGGAGTTGCGGTTGATTTATCCAAATAAAAAACACTCACCAAGGCGGCAACCGAAGTGAGTGCACATACAAATAAAATCCTATAAGCAGTATAGCACCAAATTTTAAATTTTAGAACTAAAAATTCATGGAGGTAATCGAATGAACGACTTATCAGCTCAATTCAACAGTCAACCAACGATGCAACAACCCAATGGTGTTATGGCCCAAGCAAGTTCGTCTCGTGAAATGGAAGAAGTAAAAGGTGCTATTTTCCTAGCGAAGCAATTTCCACGTAACTACATTGAAGCTGAGCGCAGAATCTTAGATGCATGTAAACGTCCTTCACTTGCTGCAACTTCTATGTACTCCTATCCTCGCGGTGGTTCCAAGGTTACCGGCCCATCAATTCGAATGGCCGAAGTTTTAGCACAAAACTGGGGCAATTTATCATACGGAATCAAAGAGCTCGAACAACGTGATGGTGAATCGGTAGCCATGGCTTATTGCTGGGACCTCGAAACCAATGTGCGACAAGAGAAAGTTTTCGCTGTAAAGCATGTTCGTAGTGCGAGAGGTAGTTTGAACAAATTAACGGATCCACGCGATATCTATGAAAAAGTTGCGAACGATGGTGCTCGTAGATTAAGAGCTTGTATTCTTGGTGTCATTCCTGGGGATGTAGTTGAGATGGCCATTAAGGAATGTGAAAAAACATTGTCCGGCCAAAACACTGGGCCATTAAAAGATCGCATTGCTCAAGCATTGAACATGTTCAAGGAAAACTACAAGGTAACTACTGAAATGGTTGAAACGAAGTTTGGTTATAACATCGGCTCATTTACTGAAATTGATTTGGTTGAACTAGGTAAAATCTTCAACTCGCTTAAAGATGGCATGTCAAAAGTTGAGGATTGGTTCGCAAAAGAAGATGCCAAAAATCAGAAGAGTGATCTAGCTGCTGAATTTGAAAAGGGTGTGACTAACGTTGCAGAAACTCTTACTCAATCAGAATAACTATTACTCTCAAGAAGCGAATTTCGACTACATGTCAGTCTCTCAATTCAAGAGTTTTATGGAGTGTGAAGCACGAACGTTTGCAGAGTTGAGGGGCGATTATTCTCGTCCTCACTCTAACGCTTTGATGGGCGGTTCTTATGTGCACGCAGCTTTTGAAGGTGAAGATGAGTTTGCTAAGTTCGTTGTAGATAACGCTGTAAATATAGCTAAAAAACGTGGAATGGGTAAACTTTCAGAATTTGTTCAAGCCGACAAGATGATTGAAGCGCTCAAGAATGACAAGTTTGCCATGTTCGCACTTGAAGGTGAAAAAGAGGTTATTTACACTGGTGAGCTCTTTGGAGTCGAATGGAAAATTAAGGTCGATAACATCAATCACGAACGCAAATTTTTCAGCGATATTAAAACGACTCAAGAGCTGGGCAAACGATATTGGAGCGATAAGTACTCGCAATATGTGTCCTTTGTACAAGCTTATGATTACATCCTTCAAATGTACGTGTATCAACAAATCATCTTTCAGAACACCGATGAAATTTACCAGCCATATATTGTGGCCGTGACTAAACAAGATCCACCGGATAAAGCAATTTTACATTTTGATGAATCAAGGTTCGAGTTTGAGAAGGAATATGTTCAAACATATTTACCCGGCATTATACAAACTAAAAATGGTGAAAAAGAACCGATTCGTTGTGAAAAATGTGATTATTGTCGGTCTACAAAGCAATTAAAAAATACATTCGAAATTGAATTTTTACTAGAGTAGGAGGTTGCTGCATGTCCGGCTGGATTAGTTTACATCGAAAACTCATGGACAACCCAATCTATTCTAATGCGGGCATGCTGAAACTTTGGGTTCATTGTTTGTTAAAGGCATCGCACGCAGAACATGAACAACTAGTTGGAAATCAAGTTATAAAGTTGCAACCAGGACAATTTGTGACTGGAAGAAATGCCTTAGCCACTGAGTTTAATAAGGGTGCAAAGAAAGAAGATATCGTTTCACCAATAACGCTTTGGAGATGGTTGAACTTATTCGAAAAACTCGAAATGTTGAACATCAAAAAAACTACAAAATACAGCGTGGTTACTGTGATTAACTGGGGTGGTTATCAACATCATGAACAACAGGTGAACAACAAACGAACAACAAATGAACAACAGATGAACACAAACAATAATGTTAATAATGTAAATAATGATAATAATATATCCTCTCGTAAACAAAAAAGAGTTTACGAGGAAGATTCAGATGAAATGAAATTGACTAATTTCTTTATACAAGAGGTTCAGAAAAACGATTCGTTATTTACTTGTAAAAACAAACAATCTTGGTGTGAGGATTTTAGGAAGATTATTGAAATAGATAAAAGGGATAAGAGTGAGATTTCTAAATTGATACGTTGGATACAACAAGATGATTTTTGGAAGTCGAATGTTTTGTCACCTAGCAAGCTAAGAAAGCAATATTCTAATTTACTAATCAAGATGAACGCTACTAAGCCTGTAGTTACTCAAGAACCTAAATCACCAAGTTATGTTAATAACGTGAGTGAAAAGGACCTTCTGAACATGGGGGAATAACATGGAACACAACTTACTAGAAATGTCGATTATAGGCACAATTATTAATCATCCATTTTTATTAAAAGAATCTGGCATAAATATAGGCCATTTCGACTCCAAAATTAATGTAAATATCATTTCAGTGATTGAGCAGCTAATGAGTGAAGGTAAAGAAGTAGAATTTGTCACTATACTAATGCATCAAACGCCAGAATTTGTTGGTGGGGCCTCTTACTTAACAACCTGCATAGATAATTCAAACCTGGATAAATTCAACGGTCGTGTAGCTGAATTCCTTGATAAATGGAAGCAACGTGAAACTAGAAGAATCCAAAGCCTAAGTTTGCAAGAAGGATGGTCTGCCCAGGAGATTATCCAAAAGCTTTCAGACTTGGACACTACAAGAATCGATGATCGCAAAAGTATTAAAAGCGAACTGGTGAAGTATTTCGAAATGCCATTTAACGAAACTCAAAAAGTAGATACTGGCATCGAAAGTGGGATTACAGAGCTTGATAAATTAATTGAGGGATTCAGGCCAAAGGAGCTCACAATCATATCTGCAAGACCATCCGTAGGGAAAACCGATGTGATATTAACCATCGGGAAGAATGCAGGACTAAGGCATGTGACAACGATGTTTAAAAAGCGTGTTATACCCGTTGTTTTCAGCTTAGAAATGGAAACCGAATTATTAGTCCTTAAAAGGTTAATTCCTTCTACAGTAGGCTTTAATCGTGGCAAAACGAAAGATTTATTCAACTTACTGACGGCCGAGCAAAAAGATAAGTGGTCAACTGATTTAGGCATCTTGTCTGAAAGTGGTTTTGAGTTCTTTGATAAACCTGGCCAAAAAGTATCTGAGATGCGTTCGAAAGTTCGGTTGCTACAAAATGAGTACCCAGATTGCGAGTTTTTGGTCATGATTGATTACTTATCAATTATCAAGCCTGAGCAACCTGGCCAAAACCGGAATATAGAAATCGGTCAAATTACAAACGACTTAAAAACGATGGCAAAAGAATTGGGAGTACACGTAATTGTTTTGTCTCAACTTTCGAGAAATATCGAAACAAGACCAAACAAACGGCCAATGAATTCAGATTTACGTGAATCCGGTGAAATTGAACAAATCGCTGATATGATCATCGGTTTGTATCGAGAAGGCTACTACAACGAAGAAGTGAACAATCAGACTTGGCAGCCATTTGAATTTTGCGTAACAAAAAATCGTAATGGTGGGGTTGGAACCGTAACAGCTGCTTACAACAGATTCTTAGGTGTTATTAAATGACGTATCAAGAACTCCTGTTAGATGCCATTAAGTACGACGAGGAGAAACTAGCTTATTCGGTTTACTGGCTTATTAAAAACAAAGTGGTGAAAGGTACTCAATACTCTCATGGTGTTAATTGGGATCAAGTGAATCATGCAGAAGTACAAGCCATGAGAGAACAAAATGAATTGAATCTCAATCCTATCAAACTATTCTCAGTTCCGATGGGAAACAATAGGCACATGCTTATTTTTGCTAAAGATGAACTGTCGGCTAGAGGGCATTATCTGAACGAAACGAATGAATTACCACCAAAGATATTCAACATTTCAAACGATATGGATAAAAGCTTTTGGTTCCCGGATAAAAACAAAAATCAGTCATTGCGCGAGTTAAAGGATGCAACGTTGATGTTTCCAGCTACAGCGATGATATTCGAAAAAGGGTGATTATGTGGAGAAAGAAAAGTTGGTTGAAGCATTACAACAAATTGCAGATATTACGGAACATCTAACTGGATTCAATCCCACTTATGAAATTATAAACAGCATCGCAAACGGTGCGCTGGAGGAATCAAAATGATTAATCGTGTCATACTAGTTGGCCGACTTACTAAAGACCCGGAGCTTTCATATACACCTTCTGGAATACCGAAGACTCGCTTTACAGTCGCAGTAAATCGCTTCAAAAAAGAAGGTGAAGAACAACAAGCTGACTTCATTAGCTGCATCGCCTGGAGAAAACAAGCTGAGAACCTAGCAAACTTCATGAAGAAAGGCAGTTTGATAGGTGTAGAAGGTCGAATCCAAACAAGTAGCTTTGAGGGCCAAGATGGAAAACGAGTTTATACAACCGATGTTGTAGCTGATCACATTCAATTCCTGGAACGAAATAATACGCAGCAAAGCCAACCTCAATCGAACCAACAAACACAACAATATAGCCAACCACAGCAACAACAACCTTGGGGGCAACAAACTAACAATCAGCAACAAAATTACACACGTGTAGATGAAGATCCATTCGCATCGAGTAGAGGGCCAGTGAATGTGTCAGAGGATGATTTGCCCTTCTAAGGAGTGATATTTTGGACAGATTTCTTGTTAAATACCTTGATAAGTCAGCTGGGGGCGTAACGGATATAGAAGTCGATGCAGACAATGCAGAAGTAGCTAGAATAAAAATTCGCCAATTCATAGGTATCGGAAAACCAATACTGGACGTCGTGCCAATCAAGGTGCAGAAGAACAAATATAAAAACAAAAAAGTGGAATATGACGGGATTAAGTTTGATTCCAAGATGGAGCGAGATTACTATATTCACCTCAAACAGTTGCAAGCAAACGGTATCGTTTACGAGTTCTTCATGCAAAAGAATTATGTTCTGATAGATGCTTACACAAGGAATGATGGAACTAAAGTTAGGGCGAGTTATTACAAAGCCGATTTCGAGGTCCATTACTCCGATAATCGTGTTGAAGTAATTGATATTAAAGGGATGCTGACGGAAGTTTTCAAATTAAAGCAGAAAATCTTCGAAACTCGTTATCCCTTTGAACTGAAATTAATAACTTACTCAAAAAAATATGGTGGTTGGATTACGCTGCAGGATTTAGAAGAGAAACGTAAACAAAATAAACTACTAAACCAAAAGGGGACTATATAACATGAAAAAACTATTAGTGCAAAAAGAACAATGGATCGCTTACAAAAGAAGAAGCAGAGGAAATTGTAAATGATGCAAAAGAAAATGATGAAATGAACATGCACAAGATCACTGAAAAGTTTAATAAAAACGGAGTTTACTTCTTGGTTGATGTTCAGTATCACTATGGAACACCAAAAGAAGTAATGGAAACTACACCACCGGAGAAGGATAAAGCTCCAGACGGCCAGCTAAGTATTGATGACGTTCATGAAGGCGTTGAGTATGCAGTTGAAGGTGATGGGACGGTATCTGTAACCGAAAAGCAAGAAGCCGAAGAAGTAACACAATAAAACTAAATAGGGAGTTCTCTTAAGGGGAGCTCTCTTTCTTTATACCAAAATTACCTAAAACGAGGTGCGTTCTAATGAGGGAGATTAAGTTTCGAGCTTGGGATAAAGAAGAAGGTGAGTTTATAAACATTAGGTCATTTGGAATCTTGGAAAATGGTGAAGTTTGGTACGTACAAGCGATAGATGAAAATGAGAGAGATATTGACCCTCCATACTTTACCGATAGAGATGATTTAGTAATTATGCAATACACAGGCCTAAAAGACAAAAACGGTCGTGAGATTTATGAAGGGGATATTTGTTCCATAGACCATAGTGAACCACCAGTATTAATAAGGTACGAGGACACAAAAGGCAGATTTATATTTGAGGATAAGTTTTATGAAACGGAATGGAAAATTGATGATTTCCATTTGGACGAACTAAAAGTGGTTGGCAACATATAGGAAAATCCCGAACTACTAGAAGGTGATGCCAAATGACAGTAACCAAATCCAAATGGCAAAATCGCAAAGCTGTCAGTGGCCGAAACAAAACTGAATTAGATAAATTCGTAAAGCAGCATGAAGCACGAGGATGGAAAAAGGTCGGGAAAGGTGTAGAAATCCATGGAGCTTACAAAACGGAATATATCCAGGTGATGGAGTTTGGTCGGTTGGTGAATGAAGTTGGCATATGAGCCGAAAAAACATTTCAACAATCGTATCTATGCTTTGTATCGTGGTGAGAATTATTTAACAGATGGCACACAGGAAGAACTCGCTCAATATTTAGGTGTTAAAAGAAAGACGATTCAATTTTATACGACACCGTCATGGTTAAAACGATCGAGTGAAAAAGCATTGAGAGTTATTGCTTTGGATGATGATTAACAGGGAGGTTTTAGCAGGTGGAATATGTTCAAGCTAAACGTTTGTTGGAACAGGCTCTCGAAAATCAGAAGACTATTAAAATCGATAAATTGAAGGAAATTATGGATGTAATAAAAGCGCATAAAAAAAGCGAGCTTCAATACTACAAAGATAAATCCATTAATTTGGAGCGACGTTTGAAACAAATGAAACGGCAAAGCGAAAGTGTAATCGTTGTTAAAACGAAGCATGGCATTCCATCGGTAATTCAGCTATATGGTGTGCGTTATACACGTGATTCATCGTATAAGGTGTTCAACGGCAAGGTTATAAAAGGTGGCGAGTGAGTGATTGCACCAAATTGCGAAGTAAAGGAGGAAGAATAGATTATGCGATTTCAATGTGAAGAATGTATGAGTGATGAATACATTGAAATGGTTGGTAGTGGTGAAGATTCAAAAGGAGAATTCGAAGATTATGAGTGTGGAGAATGTCATCATATAAATCGAATTTATGATGAAGTGTAATGAACATACGAAGATTAAACGACAAAGGAGTAAATAGACGTTGAACAGCATTCCAGAAATCGTTGAAATCGAAACAAGTAAATCAAAACGCTGTAAATGTAATCCGAAGTGTCAGGAATTTTACAGAGTAAACGGAATTGATACCTATTGCAAAAAGCAACTTGAACAATTAGCTATCAATATCCTAAACACTGTAAACGGAACAATGATCGCACAGAAGAATTACAACAATCGAGGTTGGACAACTCTCCAGGAGCGAGCCATTATCGATTTTGTTGAAAAGAATGGTGTGCAGTTTGGTACCTATCGAATAATTGGTGAAATGATTGGGAAACCGAGAACAGCAGTTAAACGAAAAGTATATCAATTAGAAGAACAAGGTCGGTTAAAACGGAATCGAACGAAAGGGAGTTAAACATGACAATCGATGAACACATTATCGCAAATGATGTATTGCGAAACGTAATGGATAAATTTAAAAATCAGCAAGTTAAAGGATTAGCGAAGTACGGTGAAACGGTCAATCCGGAATCGTATGATGTTGTAGGCTGGCTGAACCATATGCAACAAGAAATGATTGATGGGGTTGTATATGCAGAAGTGTTGATTGGAGTAACCTCTAAGATTGTGGAGGAAAATAAGAGGTTGCGTAAAGCATTAGAAGATATAGACAAACAAACATCTTATTTTTGGATGAATAAGAACGAGCAAATTAATCAAGCAAACGAAACTGCAAAAATAGCATTGGAGGAATCAAAATGAATGAATTAATCACAAAAGTAGAAGAATGGTCAAAAAATAAAGGATTGGATAAAGCTGAATCTAGTAAGCAGTTTTTGAAGGTTGTGGAGGAAGTCGGCGAAGTTGCTGCAGCATTAGCACGAAATGATAAAGATGCATTGCGTGATGGCATTGGTGATGTAGTCGTTACTTTAATCATCTTAGCTCAACAAAACGACATGGATTTATACGAATGCTTAAATTGTGCGTATGACGAGATTAAAGGTCGAACAGGTAAGATGGTCGATGGAGTGTTTATTAAGGAATCGGACTTGCAAGAGCAATAACACATCGTTTTACTGTTAAATTAAATGATTCTAGAGGTTTTAACTACTAGGATGATAATTTTGTTCACCTGAAACTTGAAACCTCTTAAATCGAACGCTAGATACCTTAAAATAGGTGGTGTAAAAATGGCTCGTTCTATCCCTTTTCGAATGGTGAAAAATGTACCTTCTGATATTTGTGAAGGTGATGTAATAACTGTGGAAGGTAACGTAAAACAGAAAATAACAAAAAATAAATCTGTTAAATTTTTAGATATGCGAACTATGGTGATAATTGGCCTTTGCAAAGATGTAGATTAGGTGGTGCTTAAATGTACGAATGGTTAAAAGAATATATCAAGCTACGAGAAGAAATATCCTATCTAGAATTAAAACTTGACCAGAATCAAACGGAATTAAAGCGATGGGTTGAAGGTGACCTGTCAAAGGTTAAGTTAGAAGCTGATTCAATTGCTTCTGGTTTAGAAGATAAGATTGAAATGCAATTGAAACTGTTAGATGAGAAAAAGAAACAACGTGATGAATTGATCGCGCTAGTAGAGAAGTTTGAAGGATTGGACAATCAAATCTTACGTATGAAATGGTTTGAGGGTAAAACATTAGAACAAATTGCAGAGGAATTGCAATATAGTTACGGTTATATCAAACGAAAACATGCAGACATTATGAAAATGATTAAGTTTGCCGATTCATTAGCTAGTAACCTTTGAGTTAGTAACCTTTTGGATACGCTCTTTCTGGGTGCTGAATCTATTGTAAGAACGTTATATTATGAGATTGTAATAGTTTGCAAGTTAGCAATCACTCCTAAGAAGAGTGGTTGCTTTTTCTTTATCAGAATTCTTCCATACAATTAATTTTCGATTAGAATTACTGGGTGTATTGTCATAAAAATATGGAAGACATATACTGAGAAGGGTATAAATTATTTAGTAGGAGGAATTTGAATGGATTTTAAAAATGAATTACATAATTATTTACAAAATTTAAATGCTCTATCATATTTTTTATCTTTACAAGACGAAATTATGGAGAAATTTAGCTTTTCAGGTGAAATTGGTGAGTTGCTAGATGTCAAACCAGATGCAGTTAGTATATTGGAAAAAAGTGCCCACTTGTATGGATTAGATGGAGAGTTGGTAATGGCGGAGCTAGCGAGTGCTAATGAAGAATTTAATTCTTTAGGAGTAGAATTTTCTATAAGTGATGAAGACAACAAAAGTGTTAGGCTGAATATAAAAAATAAGTCTGTAATTTACGATATTCAAAAAGCAATGCAGTTAGGTGATTTATCTAATAGACAAATGCAAATGCTAAATAGAAGTTCTTTAACAAGCTTGATGATTTATTTTGAAAGTCTAATTGCTAGTATAATTAAAGCTAGATTAGTTAAGTTTCCAAATGCATTTAATCCAAATGATAAATCTATAAAATATAAAGACTTAATGGATTTTGATAGTATGGATGAAGCACTAGAACATTTAATAGAGATTGAAGTTGTGGATATAATGTACAATGGATTCAAAGTATGGATTCAATACTTATCTAAATCAGGAATAAAAATTGACATGATTGAAGATTTGATTGAAGAGATAAATGAAATTTCCCAACGAAGAAACTTGTTTGTACATAACGATGGTGTAGTTAATAAAATATATTTAAATAAAGTGGATTCTAAATTTATTAAGGAGGTGAAAAAAAACGATAGATTATCAATTTCAAAGGAGTATTTAAAAAATGCCATTAAAATTATAAAAATATTTGGTACTATCATTTTGCTAGAAGCATGGAGAAACTTCGAAAAAGAAGATTTCGACCAAAATATAAGTTATCTTTCTAATTTAGGATTTGAAGGTCTCAGAGATGAAGAATGGGAATTTTCTAAGTACATTTATGAGGGTATCTATAAGTACTCAGATTACCATGCTGTTAAAACATCAATGCAAATAAATATTTGGTTATGTCAAAAGCAATTGGGATATTTCGAATCGATAAAAGATAATATCTCAAAATTCGATGTCTCAGGAATGCAAACATACTTTAAGTTATGTATTCATGCTTTGCTCGAAGAAAATGATGATTTCTTTTCATTATTAGAAAAAGAACCAAATGCAATTTCAAAGGATGACCTTATAACATGGCCTATATTTAAACTAATAAGAGAAGATAGTAGATTTAGTAATTTTGTAAACTAAGTTATTTAAAATTCGATTTGAAACTTAGATTTTTAATATGCTGAAAAAATTCAACATCCAGATTTGTTGGGGTTGTTAGCAGTGGATGTTTTGCCTGTTATAGAATAGTAATTTAGTAAGTCACACTCAATGAGCTGTGGCTTTTGTTTTGTCAAAAATGTATTAATGACAGCATTCCTTTATATATGTATGATGTGTAAAGGAGGTCGGAAAATGTTTAAAAATTGGACTAATAGAGACTGGTTTTGGTTATCGAGTTATTTTATTTTTATAGTAATATTGCTTTTAGCAAACTTCTATCTTGAATGGGAAACGAATCTTTCGATAATTTCAAGCGCTACATCAATTGCTTTGGCTATTTTAGCGATTTTCTTATCACTAAAGCAAGATTCTGAAAACAAAATATCGTCTGATACCAAACACTTAGATTTATCAAAACAGTTGAGAGAATTGTCACTTTCGATTATTAATAAACAAGATGGAATAACTGAGGTTTTAAATAATGTTGAGAAATCAGTAGATACAAATAATGAATTGGAAGAAAAACAAGAAAATTATACTCATGAACAATTATTAGAATATGGGGAAAAAGTTAAAAAAGAAACGATTCAAAAGTTTGAAAAAGAGTTAAATAAACAGATGTTAAAGAACTATGAAGATTTGGATAGAATTCAAAAAGGTTTCACTAACAGTGGGAAAAGAGATCCTAAAGAAATAATTAAAAACTATATTGAGAGCGTGAGTCACTATACAATTGAAGATGTACAGTTTCATTTAAGAGGTTATGGAATTGAAATGTCTACTCGAGCTATAAAAGTTATTTTAAATATGATTAAAAAAGAAGTGAATAATAAATTTGAACTATAACTTAAGTAATTATTAAAACGGTCACATCAATTACGATGTGGCTTTTTATTATGCAAAATTAGCTGAAACTTAATGTAAAAAACTTACATTTTTATATTGACTCACGTAAATATAAGTGGTATAATTAAAATATAGAAAGGAGGTAAGAAAATGGAACTTGAAAGAGTAGTAGCAATAACAGCATTCATCAATTTAGCAATCGCACTGCTTAACTTCCAAACAGCGAAGATAAACAGTAAGAAAGCAAAAGAAAAAGACACTACCCCAAAGAAGTAGTGCCAAACAGAAATTAAAAATGAAGGTTAAGGCTCACACCCTTAGCCTTCTACCCAAATATAATTGATTTGAGTAAATTGTACAACGGATATAAATAAAAAATTATACAAAGAGGTGATTCTTATGACGACTATTACAATAATTCTAACTGTTGTAACGCTCTTGGTAATTGGTGCGACAGTTGTTACAATGAGAAAAAGTAACAAAAAATAGGTGGTGCAATTTATGTCTGAAAACTACTCTTTCAAGAACCGTGAAGAAATAACAGTGTATATTCAAAATGAAATCATTAATACAACTGAAGCATTGGAAATATTGCAATGTTCCAGGCAGAATTTGAATAATCTTGTGATGCGTGGAGTAATAAAGCCGATCAAGGATTTACCTAGAGACAGGTTATTCTTTAAAGAAGATATCATTAAACGCAAAACTGAAATGGATAACAAAGCGAAAAAATAAGTCACATCCAACTGGGGTGTGGCTTTTCTTATGCACAAAAACAGGAAGGTGAGGCTATGCGAATTGAACACATCATAGACAGTGAAACAAAGGCGAGATTAAGAGTTTCAGAGGTAAGTAAGGGGAAAGTTCATCCTAGACGAAATAAGCCTAGGAAACGTAATCAGAAGCCTTTAAGTGAACGTGAATTAAAAGAACTAATGGGTGTACATCGAGATACATACACACGTAGGAATGGTGCAGTAAGACGCAAATGATTGTGGAGGGATAAGGAATGAGCAACAAATGTTTTGCAGATGGTTGCACTAATGAAGCTCTAACAGAGTTCTGTCCAGAATGTTTAGCCAATGGTGGTATGAAACCTGTTAGGCGTAAAACGAATGAAATTGAAATCATCATGACTAATGTAAACGAACCACCAAAGATTAAGCTGAATGGCAAAGAGATTAAAGGTATTGTGGAACTCGATTATAAGTACGTGACTAAGAGTGCTGAACCAGGTTATCACAACTTCACTGTTAAGTATTGTGATAAAGAATCAAACACTGTTCGAACTGTATCAGCTAATAAGATTTGGGAGGGATAAGGATGGTAGGATTAAAGGGGATAACGATTGATGTATCAGTAAAACTTGATGAAGAACGTTTGCAAAAAGCTATCAAGGTATTCGAACAAGAAGTATCAGAGTGTTTCTCTATTGAAGTTGGCAAGAAGAATGATGAACTACCAACAAGTCTCGAAGGTAGTGAATAGATTGAAAGAAGGTGATGTCAATGGACAAAGACAAGCTATACGATTTAACCAAGAGGAATCAAGAAAGCAAACAATTCTATGCTTCATCTTCTTGGGCTAAAGCGAGAGAACTTGCCTTAATCCGTGACAAGTACCTTTGCCAATCATGTTTAAAAAAGAAACGATTTCGAAAAGCAGAAGTTGTTCATCACATCAAGGAACTGCGCGACCATCCAGAACTAGGATTAGAATTATCAAACTTAATATCATGGTGCAATAAATGTCACACATCACACCATAAAAGCAGCGATACAAAATCAAAAAATATTAAAACTAAAATAGAAGTGGTTACAACCAAAACAAACATTGAAAGATTTTGAATAGCCCCCCTGGTCTGAAAATATTTTTTCAGCTTTTTAGGGACCGAGCGGGGTCCTTCGTTTGCTACGCGGATTAATTTATGAAAGGGGGGGAACTGATGGGAGAAGTTACAAACGATTTGTTACGGAGCTATTTAGGTGAGAATTATCAACCTTCTGATGAACAATTGATTACTTTGTATGTGGAAACTTATGAATTCTACAAACGGATGCAGGAAGAATTGAAGAAAATGCCGTTGATGATGAAACATACGAATAAAGCTAGCGCAACAAATTACATCAAGAATCCTCTTTCGATTGAATTAACCAAAACGGTGCAAACTCTGAATAATTTACTAAAATCGTTAGGTTTAACACCTTCTCAACGAAAGGAATTTAAGTTGGGTGGTGGTCACGTTGACGATGGCTTCGACAGTTTCTAAGATTGACGGTTTATTGATCGTTGTAAAACCTTCACCAGTATTACTAACGACTTGGTATGCTAATCAAGTTGTGGAGGGCAACATCATCGCCTGCAACAAAGTAAGACAAGCTTGCCAGCGACATTTAAACGATTTGAAAAGGCAAGGAACCGAGGATTTCCCTTGGGTCTTTGATGAAGAGTTAGCACATAGACCAATACAGTTTATCGAAAAATTTTGTAAGCCTTCAAAAGGTGCTTTTCGACAACTCACTATGCAAGCGTGGCAGCATTTTAGTTTAGGTTCTGTTTTTGGTTGGGTTCATAAAGATACTCAAATTAGACGGTTCAAAGAGGCTCTGATATTCGTTGCTCGTAAGCAAGGTAAAACAACAAAGATTGCAGGAGTTACCTTGTATGGCGCTTCAAAGGATAATGAACAAGGTGCGGATATTGTATTGTTAGCAAACAGTATGAAACAAGCGCGGTTATTATTTGATGAAGCAAAAGCGATGGTGAAGTCTTCCCCTGCTTTAGCGAGACGATTCAGACCGTTACGAGATGCGATTCATTTTGATACAACTTTCTCTAAAATCGAACCACAGGCATCTGATTCAGAAAAACTCGATGGATTAAATACACATATTGGAGTATTCGATGAAATTCACGAGTACAAAGATTACAAATTGATTAACGTTATTAAGAACAGTCGCCAAAGTCGTACACAGCCACTACTCATTTACATTACAACAGCAGGCTATCAATTAGATGGCCCATTGGTAAATTATTATGAACAAGGCGCTGATGTATTGAATGGTGATATCATCGATGAACGAACATTCTATTACATTGCTGAATTAGATAGTGTTGATGAGTTTGATAAACCTGAAATGTGGATTAAAGCAAATCCAAATATGGGTGTTTCTATCAAGCTTGCTGACATGATTGAAGATTGGGAGAAAGCAAAACGTACTCCCTCTGAACGAAACGACTTTATTACAAAACGTTTCAATAAGTTTGTAAGCAGCAATGAGGCTTCATTCTTGGATTATGAAGTATTGAAACGTAATGAAAAGGTTATTGATTACACTACAATTAAAACTTCTGCTGTTGGTGGTTTCGACTTATCGGACAGTGAGGACCATACAAGTGCATATCTCGAATGGCCAATTCAAGAAACTGGCGAGGTTGCTTTGTTAGGGCACACTTGGGTTCCACAAGCTAAAGTAGATGCTGATAACGAGAAAATCGATTATCAGAGTTTACAAGAAGAAGGACTTTTAACAATTGTTCCTGGAGAGTACGTAAAGAAAGAGTATGTATACGATTGGTTTGTTGAGCAGTCGAAAAAATATTCAATCGAAAAGATTATGTATGATCCAGCAAAAGCATTCGGCTTAGTTGAAATGTTACAGGCTTATGGATTTACTTGTGAAATTGTTCGACAAGGATTTATAACGCTTGGTCCTGCATTAGACGATGCGAAAGAGCGTTTTATTGATGGGAATGTAATTTTCAATAATAATCGTTTATTCCGTTGGTACACTAACAACGTCATCCTTGTGGAAGATAGAAATAAAAATAAGATGCCTACGAAACAAAGTCGCTACCGTAAAATAGACGGTTTTGCGGCTTTTTTAAATGCCCATGTAGAGGTTATGAAGAAAATGGTCGTGGCGCAAGGAAGTGGAGAAATATCATTTGTATCCATTAATGACTTGTAGGGAGGTGAGAAATTGAAAATATGGCAACGAACTAAAAGAGCGGTTTATATGGCTTACGCAGGTTGGAAAGGTGCAACGTGGGATTTTAGTAACTGGATGGGACGAACCTTCTGGGGAATTGATAACAGTCAACTAGCTACCAATGAAACGATATTCAGTGTGATTACTAGGTTAGCTAATACGTTGTCAGTATTGCCCATCAAGTTATATAAGGACTTTGATTTCGTAATGAACCAAGCAGCCGATGTATTGATAAACGATCCGAATCAAAATATGAGTTCATTTGATTTTATCAACGCAATGGAAGTTAGTCGTAATGAACATGGAAATGGCTACGCAGTAATCGTCAGAGACATTCGATTGCAGCCAATAGAAATTGTTCCATTAGATCCTACTACTGTAACAGAGGTTATCAATCGTGATGATGATTCTTTATGGTATCAAGTACTCGGAGAATCGAAAACGATGTATGTTCACAATTTAGATATGATTCATGTTAAGCATATCCGAGGTCCTAATCGTTGGCGAGGTATTAGTCCGTTAAAAGTTTTGGCAAATACGATTAAGTACGATAAAGCTGTTCAAGAGTTTTCCTTGTCTGAAATGGAAAAGAAAGAATCCTTTATTTTGTCTTATGCAGCCAATGTAGATGCTGATAAAAGAGCTCAAATTATTGCTGATTTTAGACGATTCTACTCTGAAAATGGTGGGATTTTATTTAAAGAACCTGGTGTGGAAATAGATCAATTAGAAAAGAAATACTTCGCTTCAGATACATTGGCATCCGAACAAATTACACGTTCAAGGGTGGCCAATGTTTTTACTGTGCCCGTAAGTTTCTTGAATGAAACCACTGGCGGTACGTTCGGAAGTAATGAGCAAGAGATGATTCGCTTTGTAAACATGACGATATTACCAATTGTGCGCCAATATGAACATGAATTTAACCGTAAATTACTCACTCGGTTAGAAAGACAAAATGGATTGTACTTTAAATTTAACATCGGTGGTTTATTACGAGGGGATACTGCAGCTCGCACAGCATTCTATCAAATGATGATTCGTTCATCAGGTATGAAACCGAATGAGGTTCGTAGGCTTGAAGATTTACCACCTGATAAGTCTCCGAACGCTGATAAATTATGGATTTCGGGTGATATGTACCCATTAGATATGGATCCAACACAAAGGAAAGCTACTGCTACTGCATCAACTGTGGAAGGAGGTGGAAACAATGAGCAAACAGAAGAAAAATAAATTTTTCGAAATGAAAGCATCTACTGATGGTAAATCGGCTGATGTTTTTATTTATGGAGAAATTACTAAATATGCTTGGGAAGAGTATGGTGAAGTTTCCTCAATTACTTTCAAAAATGAACTAGATTCATTGGGGAATGATGTAGAAGTGATTAATCTATACATTAATTCGCCAGGAGGTTCCGTATTTGAGGCAATGGCAATTATCGCTATGTTACAACGTCACCCTGCAAGAATTATTTCTCATGTAGATGGTGTTGCAGCTTCATGTGCATCGGTTATTCCAATGATTTCAAAAAAAGTGATCATGCCAGCCAATGCTTTAATGATGATACACCACGCTATGACAGGTGCTTGGGGTAATGCTACCCAGTTAAGAAAGGCAGCAGATGACGTTGAACGTATTAGTCAATCGATGTGTCAATATTATCTCGACAAGGCCGGAGATAAACTGGATAGCGAAACTTTAAATGAAATGCTTAAAGAAGATACTTGGTTAACTGCTGAACAAGCTTTAGAGATTGGATTGTGTGATGAAATCGTTACGGCTAATAATGCCGTTGCATTTGCATTTGATGAAAAGTTTGCACAGCAGTATAAAAATGTGCCACAACAACTTCTGGAACCACAACAAAAAGCACCTGAAATGTCAGCAGAAGAGAAAGAATTGCGAGAGAAGATTCTTACAGATTCAAAAGCTAATTTAACTTACTTAAATACAATTCTATAAAATAACGGGAGGTTTTCACTCATGAAAACACAAACTAAAAAACTATTAAAATCATTAGAAAACAAAAATTCTATGAAAATGTTTTTACCACTTGATATTCAATTTTTTGCTGGGAACAAAACACTTTACGAGCTAAAACAAGCAATGGCTACAATTGGTCAACAATTAGCTAAAACAGAAGAAGACTTAGCTACAAAGGCAATGGATCCATCTGCTTCACTTGATGATATTAAAGCAACTCAAACTGTGAAAGCTGATTTGCAAGCTCGTTTTGATGTAATCAAAGCTCAACATGATCAACTTGAAAAGGAACAAGCTGAAAAGTTTGCTCAAAAACAAAATACTATTGCAGGAATTGAAGATCCAAAACAAAAAGTTGTGTCTGCAAAAGCTGATTTAATTCGTTCTACAATGCGCGGTAAGGCAATTGATAGTGATGTTCGCGCGGCATTAGGTGATAACTCAACAACTGGGGGAAGTAAATTCCTACCAAAAACAGTATCAAACGATATCATCATGGAACCTTTAGCGAAAAATCCATTACGTGGTCACTCAGTTGTAACGAACATTACGAATTTAGAACTTCCTAAATTGAGTTACACACTAGATGACGATGATTTTATTGCAGATACTGAAACAGCAAAAGAACTAGAATTAACGGGCGATACAGTATCTTTCGGTCGTCATAAATTCAAAGTATATGCAGGTGTATCTGAAACAGTAATCAATGGATCTGATGCAAATTTAGTTGGCCATGTAGAGAATGCATTAAAATCAGGTGTTGCTGCCAAAGAAAAGAAGGTGGCATTCGCGACTACTCCAAAACCTGGAGAAGAACATATGTCATTCTATTCAACTCAAAATGGTATCAAAGTGGTTACTGGTGCAGACAAATACAAAGCAATTAAAGCAGCTATTGCTGATCTACATGAAGATTACCGTGAAAATGCAAAAATCTTTATGACATTTGCGGATTACTCTGACATCATCGAGACACTTGCGAATGGAAGTGCAACTTTATATACAGCTCAACCAGAACAAGTATTAGGTAAACCTGTAGTATTTGCTGATGGTGCAGTAAAACCAATCGTTGGTGATTTTTCTTACTCTCAGTTCAACTATGACATTGGTGAACTATTCGAACGTGATAAAGATATCAAAACGGGTATCGAACAATTCGTTGTTACAGCTTGGTTTGACCACCAAATTAAGTTGAAATCTGCATTCCGTATCGCAGATGTTACTTCTACTCCCTAATACAGCGGCATCTATAGGCGATGCCGTAATCGGTGAAAGTTTAATTGTTCAATAGATAATAAAGGAGGATAAATGGCTATGGCTACAAAAGAAGAATTAAAAGTATTATTTGCTACTGGAAAAAAACCAACAGGTGATGATTTCTCTAAATTAATTGATGGTGTAGAAGGACCTGCTGGACCTCAAGGGGAAGTTGGTCCCCCAGGTCCACAAGGTGAGACGGGAGCAACAGGTGCAAAAGGCACGACTGGCGCTAAAGGTGATCCAGGTGTAGGAGTTAAGTCAATCGCTCTAACTGTTGATGCAGAAGGTAAAGTAACAGGTGGAACAATGACGTTAACAGATAATTCTACAGCTCCAATTACAGTAACTACAGCTTAAAAAGCTCTCTTTTTGGGGGCTTTTTGCTTTAAAATGAGCTGAAAAGAGTGATAAACAATGACATTACTCGATGAATTAAAGGAATATCTGAGAGTAGATGGGGATGATGAAACACAGTCCCTTTCTACTTTTATAAATGCTGCTGAAGTAGTTTTGAAGAATTCAGGAGTAAAACTTCCACAGGATTATTATCAAATTGTGGATGGCAAAGACATTTATTCCGAACATCGGTTGGCAGTATTAATTTTGGCATCTCATTATTATGAAAATCGTCAAATTTCATCTCAAAATGCACAAAATGAGATACCTTTTAGCGTTCAAACAATGATTTTGCAATTGAAATGGGTGAATATCGATGAATCCAGCCCAATTTAATCGCCGTATTTCACTATTTAAACGAACAATAACTGTAGATGAACTACTACAAGAAATTGAGACTTTTGAAGAAGTTAAGAAGCTATGGGCGATGATTAAAACCTTAAAAGGTGAAGAAGTTCAAAAAGCTGATTCTTCCACAATCAATACGTCTCGTTTTGTAGTTAGATACTCAAAATTTCTTCATGATCTATTCGAAGATGAAAAAACATCGTTAGAAATCCATTATCGTGGTGTGATTTATGATATAAAAAGCGTGATAAACGACGATGAGGCCAATATAACCTACACAATCGTTGCCGAAGGGCGGATGTAACCATGGCGAATGTAAATAACATAGCTAATGAAATTGTTCGTTCCCTCAGACAATATACAGACGAAGTGAAAGTAAAAGTTAATGAAGCAGGGAAAGAAGTTTCTGAATATGGTGTGCGACGACTTAAAGTGGAAAGTCCTAAAAAGACAGGTAAGTATGCTCAAGGTTGGCGATTAAAAAAAGTGGGGACCAAATGGGTTACTTACAACAAACTTTATCGACTTACTCACTTGCTTGAAAAAGGCCATGCAAAGGTAAATGGTGGCCGTGTTGCTGCAAGGGTTCATATTGCCCCTGTTGAACACAAAATGATTGAAGAATATACACAAAAAGTTGAGGAGGCCATTAGAGGATGACATTACCTGAATTAGCTCAAGCATTAAAAGGCTTAGGTTATCCAGTCGCCTATTCTCACTTTTTAACTACTCAAGATCCACCATTTATTTGTTATTTAGTACTTGATTCGGCTACTTTCAATGCTGATAACAAGCCGATTCATGAAACAATAAGCGTAGATATTGAACTTTATACAAAAACGAAGTCTTTAGCGATAGAAAAGCAAATAAAGGATTTACTAACAACAAACGAACTCCCTTGGTTTTTCGATGAAATTCACATCGAAGACGAGGGAGTTTTTAAATGTACTTTTTCAATTACATTAACTTAAAAATGGAGCGTGAAAGCATGTATAACGTATTAAATGACAACAAAGTTATTCAAAGTGTATCAAGTGACAAAGTAGTAATTCCTTTCCATTGGAAATCGATTATGAAATTAGATATTCAATACTTTGCTGAAAACAAAGTTGAATATGGTTTATCGAACGTTCACTATGCAACTTATACAACTGGTGCAGATGGAACAATTACATTTGATAAACCTATCCCGATTCCAGGTGCGGTAAGTATGACAGGAGATCCAGTAGGTGAAGCAACAAAATTCTTTGCTGATAACATGGTTTATTACGTTGCAAAAAGTAACCAAGGTTATGAAGCAACATTGAGTATTGCTACAATTCCACAGCAATTCGCTATCGATGCATTGGGTGAAGAATTAGACGAAGTAGATGGAGTAATTAACGAAGTTGCAGATGCACAAGGCAAACCGTTTGCACTTTTATTCCAATTCGAAGGCGATGTTAAAGCGACACGTCACATTATGTATAACTGTACAGCTAACCGTCCGAGTCTTAACGGAAATACAAAAACGGAAAGTACGGAGATTACGCCAAACGAATTAACATTAACAGCTGCTCCAATCAAAATTGGTGATAAAACTCTAGTAAAAACAAAAACTACATCTGCTACAACTGCAGCTATCTATGATTCATGGTTCGATACGGTTTACCAAAAGACAAATGCTACTCCCTAATGAAGCCGCATCTATAGGCGATGCGGTTTTAGGCACAAATTTCATTATTCAGTAACAACATAAATGCTAAGACCTCCCACAGATTTGATGGGAGGTTATTTTGATTAATAATCTGTGGGGGAATAACTAATGGAAAAAACAATTGAAATCTCTGGTAAACAAATCACTTTTAAAAGCACTGGTGCAGTTCCTAAACGGTATAAAATGCAGTTTGGTCGTGATTTCTTTGCGGATTTATTAGCCATGGAAGGAACGATTAATAAAGAGAACCCTTCTGTGGAAGAAATGCGAAAAATTGATTTCGAAGTTTTCTATGACATTGCTTGGACGTTTGCGAAAACAGCTGACAGTTCAGTACAAGATCCATTAACATGGTTAGATTCATTTGAATCATTCCCAATTATAGAAATCCTTCCGGAACTTCAAGATATGTTGGCAGCATCCATTCAGACTAAAAAAAAATAAGTAAATCAAAGGGTACGTCAAATGGTGAAACAATCAACACTGAGACGTACCTTGTTTTATGTCATGAATGCAAGCTTGCTCACGATGATTTAGAAACCATGACACTAGGGATGGTGCTAGATTATATCGACGAATACATGGAAATGAAAAATCCTGATAAAAAGAAAGTTCGCAAGGCTTCCCAGGAAGACTTTGACAAATTCTAAGCACTCACTTTTGTGGGTGTTTTTTATTTTACATAAAAGGCGGTGAAAATATGGCAAATGGAAATATTCGTGGTATTACAATTGAACTGAATGGCGATACAACCGGTCTGGACAATGCTCTTAGGGATGTAAATAGGCAAAGTAAAAACTTACAAGGTGAATTAAAGGAAGTTGAAAAAGCCTTAAAACTAGATCCAGGTAATATTGAGTTGGTTAGACAAAAGCAACAATTGCTAACTCAATCAATTCAATCCACAAGCGATAAATTAAATACTTTACGACAAGTTCAAGGCCAAGTAGAAGCACAGTTGAGACGTGGTGAAATTGGCGAGGAGCAATATCGTGCATTTCGTAGAGAGTTGGTAAACGCAGAAAATAGTATGCGTAGTTTTGAAGGACAACTGGATTCTTTGCAAACAGAACAACAACGCTTAGCTGACACTACACGCTCTTTAGGAGCATTTTTTAATGCCACGGGAACTGATGTCGAACAATTCTCAGGAACGCTTGGAACAAGGCTTACACAAGCTATTCGGAATGGTACAGCAAACGCTGACCAAATGGAACGAGCTTTACGTTTAATGGGCAGACAAGCCTTAGGTGCTAGTACGGACATTGATGAAATGCGAAGAGTGTTAAATCAAATAAATAATGGCGGTTCCATTGATTCAATTCGTTCTGAATTACAACAAATGAACCAAGTTGTTGTTACGGCCCAGGATGAATTGAAAGAGATTGACAAGCTTTTAAAGTTCAATCCCAATAGCACCGAACTCTTAACTCAGAAACAAGCATTACTTAGTCGATCCATTCAAGATTCTTCCACAGAACTTCTACAATTACAGCAAAGACAAAGAGAAGTAGAAACGCAATTCCGTAGTGGTCAAATGGGAGAAGAACAGTATCGTGCTTTTAGGCGTGAAATTGAGCAAACGGAGCAAAGTTTAAGAGGTTATCAGAACGAGCTACGTAACATGGAGCAAGAACAACAAGCGGTACGTTCTTCTGCAAGGCAGCTAGAAACCTTGTTCAATGCGACTGGAATGTCTGCTCGGGATTTTGCTGATGTACTAGGTAACGATCTGACTAGGGCTATTACAGAAGGTCGTGCAACATCTGCACAATTTGAGCAAGCATTAGATCGCGTTGGCCGAAGTGCATTAGGTTCAAGAGCTGACCTTACTCAAATGCGTGAAGCGTTGAGAAATATCGATAACGGTGCGAATTTAGATCAAATACGTGCTGATTTAGACCGAATTGCAAATAGTGCTAATCAAGCTGAAAACGATGTAAACGGGTTAGGAGATTCTCTAGCTAATGTAGCAGGTGCCCTTGTTGCAGGCGGTGGAATTGCCGGAGTAATTGAGCAAGCATTAGATACATCAAATTTAGACACAAAAATCGATATATTATTCGAAGTACCCGAAGAAAACAAGGAATATATAAAGGAAATCATTAGATCGATAGAAGCTTATGGTATTGATGGAGAAGAAGCGCTTGAAGCTGTACGTCGACAATGGGCATTAAATGCTGATGCAACAGATGAAGCTAATCGCAAGATTGTGGAAGGCGCAGGAGTTATTGCAAGTGCCTATAACGGTATTGATTTCATTGAATTAATTCAAGAGATTAATGAAATTGCAGTGGCGCTGAATGTTACTGATGAAGAAGCGCTAGCTTTGACAAATACATTATTGAAAACAGGATTCCCACCCGAACAATTAGATATTATAGCTGAATATGGAACGCAGTTAAAAATCGCCGGCTATAATGCTGAAGAAATTCAAGCAATTATGGCTTCTGCTAGTTCTCAAAATTCTTGGAATATCGACAACCTTCTTGACGGTCTAAAAGAAGGGCGGATTAAGCTAACAGAATTTGGTGATGGTTGGAGCGATGCTTTATCTGATTTAATCGAAGGTACTAAAATTAGTACTGAAATGCTTGATGGTTGGGGGAGAGCAGTAGCAAAAGGTGGCGAAGAAGGTTCTAAAGCTATGCGTGATGCTGCTCAAGCTGTTTCCGAAATTGAAGACCCTACTAAAAAGGCTTTAATAATGGTTGAGATGTTCGGAACCATGGCAGAGGACCAAGGTAATACAATCGCTAATACTTTAATCGAGATGGGTCAGCACATGACTACGGCAGCTGAAAATCAAGAAGGGCTAAATGAAGCGATTAACAAGATGGAGAAAGATCCAACAGTTCAATTGCGACAAGCTTTAGCTGATTTGAAAACGGCTCTTGACCCAGTAATACAAGTGGTTGCTGATATTGTTTCTGAAATAGCTACTTGGATAAGTGAAAACAGCAAATTAGCAGGTGTTATTTTAGCTGTTACAACTGCACTAGGAATTGTTGTGGGAGCTATAATGGCACTCGCTCCTGCCGTTGCATCCTTGGTATATTTATTTACTCCTTTAATTGGAGCATTCACAACTGCCGGAGGTGTAGCAGGTGTTTTCTCATCTGCAATTGGTGGATTAGCACCTATATTTACTGCATTAACCGGACCAATTGGAATCGCAGTTGCTGCAATAACAGGAATAGTTGCAGCTTTAGTTACAGCATATAACAAAGTCGAATGGTTCCGAGACGGTGTAAATCAAATTTGGAACATTATCAAAGATTACACTTCCCAAGCATTTGGAGCAGTCAAAGAGTTGATTTCTTCACTGATTTCCAGCGGTGTTGAGTTTGCAAAAGGAATCCTTGATAAGTTTAAAGCCTTTTGGGATGAAAACGGCAAGGCCATTACAGAGATTGTGAAAAATAATTTCGAACGAGTGAAATCTAATATTGAGATGGTCATGGGTATTATTAAAGGTATCTTCGAAGTTGTATGGCCAATTATATCGAATCTCGTAAAAGTTGTTTGGAAGGCTATCCAGTTAACTATCGGAAATGCGTTAGATATTGTATTAGGTATTATTCAAACTGTGCTGAAATTAATTCAAGGTGATTGGAAGGGTGCCTGGGAATCGATAAAAGGTGTTGCAGAAAACATCATGAGGAATATTATTAAATTCTTTAAAGATATTAACTTATTCCAAATCGGGAAAGATGTAGTTCAAGGATTTGTTAATGGTATCGGTTCGATGGCTTCAGCGGTTGTGAATAAAGCTAAAGATCTAGCAAACAGCGTGACCAAGACTATAAAGAATGTATTAGACATCCATTCACCATCTCGTGAAATGAAACGAATCGGATTGTGGACAGGTGAAGGTCTTGTTATAGGGTTAACTTCATCAAGTTCGTCAGTTAATAAAGCGATGGAGAATATCGGTAATGGAATTCTCAATGTTTCTAAATCTTATCAGAAAGAATACGAAAGTTTAATTGATGAATTTAATAAGAAAAATGAGGATAAAAACGATAAAACATTAGAAAAAATTTACAAGATACAAAATAATGCAGCTAAGAAAAAACGTGCATTAACTCAGAAGGAACAACAAGAGATCGCTTCGTTAGAGGCTTCGTATAGAGATTCTAAGCTTAAAACAGATCAGGATTTTAATAAAAAATATATGGCACTTGTTGAGAAATCAGAAAAAGAGTATCTAGAAGTTATCAAAAAATATATCGATGATAAAAAATCTTTAGATCAAATGTCCATATTAGATGAAGCAAGGATTTGGGAACAGTCTATGGAATTGTTTTCTGAAGGCACAACAGAACGGATTAAAGCTCAACAAGAGTATAAAAAAGCCGTAGAAGCTGTGAATAAAGAAATCACGGCTATTAATGCTGAATATTCAGGTCAAGTGATGAAGATTAATGAAGAGTTGATAAAGAGTGAAGAAGCGTTAAATAAAGCTTATGAAGATGCCGTTTCTAAACGTGAAAACTCCCTTAAAAATACAAAAGGCTTATTTGACGAATTCACAGTGGACTTAAGTCGAACTGGTGATGAGCTCATGAAAAATTTACAAACGCAAATTGTTCATTTTGAAGGATGGCAAAGGGAAATTGAAGCATTATCAAAAAGGGCAATTGATGGAGGGTTATTAGCTGAATTAAGAGAAATGGGACCAAACGCTTTAGCAGAAATCGTAGCTTTAAACAGTATGACTGATACACAGCTCACAAAGTACAGTGAATTATATAGAACCAAATCTAAATGGGCCAGAGAAGTAGCTGAAAAAGAGCATGTGGATATGAAAAACAATACTGATAAGCAAATAAAAGAGATGCGAACAAATGCTGAAAAGCAACTTGATAACTTAAACAAAGAGTGGAATGCAAAAATTAAATCCCTTACAAAAGATACTTCCACAGAATTATCAAGTCTAGAGCAGATTGGTAGAGATGCTGGTAATGGATTGTTGAGCGGGCTTTCTTCAACATCAAATGCGATAAAAAGCAAAGCTTTGGACATTGCTAATTCGGTGAGAAAGACAATTCAATCGGCTTTGGATATCCACAGTCCCTCACGTGTGATGAAGGGCTTTGGTATTAACGTTGGTGAAGGTTTAATTATTGGAATGGACGACATGATTTCAAAAGTTGCCCAATCATCTGCTCGATTATCTGAAGCTGTTGTAAATGCTCAAGGTTCTTTGGCAAGTAGTGCTCAAAAATCGGTGGAATATAGGGCATCAAGTGTAACATCATCTACTTCCACAATTGATAATTCAAAATACATGCAACCGAACATCACAATTATTAACCAAGTGCCAAATGCTTCACCTTCTGAAATTGCACGGAAAGCACTTCAAACTCAACGTCAACTAGCCATGGAATGGGGTGTGTAAATGGCAGTGGAAAAAGTAATATTCAAGAATAGTAGAGGGCAATCGATTGAATTAACGAATCGATTGCCTTTTCTTCTTGAATCTGTGGAGGGCCGAGGGGAAGTTGGGGCAGATATTCAATTGCAATCAGCGCCGTTTCAAGATGGCGCAACGTTTATCGATACTACCCTTACTACAAGAAGCTTGGCGTTAAATGTTAGTTTGATAGCTAAAAGTCGAGATGGGTTGAACGATTTACGACACAAAATCAGCACAGTTTTTAACCCGAAATTGGGATTAGGTAAATTAATCTACTCAAACGGAAATGTCGAACGAGAAATCGAAGTGGTTGTGGATGGTTCCCCTGCATTCCCGGTTGGTGATGCGAAGGGACGTTGGTTCCAAAGGACAGTAATTAATCTAATTGCACCAAATCCATTTTGGGAAGGTGTAGCAGTTGATAACTACAAACTAGAAGATTTTGTAGGGAATTTCCGATTCAAATTCCGTTTCCCAGTACGATTCGCAACTCGTGGAGATAGTCGTGCATTGATAAATAAAGGGGACGTACCGACACCAATTCGAGTAGAGTTTCGCGGGCCAGTTACAAATCCGAAAATTACTAATGTAACAACAGGCGAGTTTATCAAAGTAAATGCAACGATTCCAGCTAACTACAAGTTAATTTTAAATACTTCATTTGGGAATAAGCGTGTTGAAATCATCGCACCTGATGGAGTTGTACAAAATGCGTTCCACTATATCGATTTGGAGTCAACATTCTTTTCTTTAGATATTGGCGAAAACCGTTTCGGCTTTATTACTGAAGGTGGTAATCCAGAGGTTTATGTGGAATACAAACACAGATATTTAAGTGTATAAGGATGTGAAGGTATGGCGGAAAAATTTAGATTTTTCGATGCAGTAGAAGATGAGAATGGCGTATACGATCGTGAGTATAATGCCCAAGAATTTACGGATTACTTCAAAGCATTAGTGACAACGGGAATCATGAAAGGTGCAGGAAATCAGTTAGCAGTCACTACAAACGGCTCAAGTATGATTACGAGCATTAATACCGGTATAGCGTTTATTCTTGGTCGCTATTACGAGAATGATAGTCCACTTGAATTGACGCATGATACCGAAACGGTTGGTAATAATCGTATTGACCGTATTGTGATTCGAATGGATTTAAGTACCGAAGCGCGTTATGTAAAAGCGTTTATTAAGAAGGGTGTACCTTCCACAAATCCGATTGCGCCGAATTTAACACAAACAGCTAATTTGTATGAAATATCACTGGCACAAATAAAAATCGTTGGGGGTCAAACTTATATTGCAGTTGATGATGTAAGAGATGAACGGGGAACGGATGTGATTTGTCCTTGGGCAGGGTCGAATATACTACCTAATTTTAATGATGAGGCATTAGCAGAATTAGTTGCACAGGTTGAAGGACTTGAAAACCAAAAAGCTCGTCCTAATGGAATAGCAACTCTCGATTCAAATGGTAGTGTGCCAATGTCGCAATTGAAGAATGTACCGTTGCCACAGGATGCATCAACTACCCAAAAAGGTGTGGTGCAATTAAATACAGCACTTAACAGCCCAAGCACTACACAAGCAGCAACGCCAAGTGCAATAAAAGCTGTTAATGATAAGCTGACTGGATCGAATTTATCTTTAGGTATAGGCTCGTCGGCAACATTAGCTGGGGCAGTAGCTCTAGGACAAGTCAGTTCAGCTAATAGTTATTTTGGAATCGCAATTGGATATAACGCAAGAGCAGATAAGGAAAATTCAGTAGCAATTGGTTATGGTGTCAGTGCGACAATGGCTAGTGATGCAAAGTTAGGAGTGGGTACTAATGGTTACGGACCTTGGAATTGGCTGATTCCAGGGCAATTATATGTGTCGGGAACAAAAAACTTCCAAATGGCTCATCCTCATCCAGATAAAAAAGCTACTCACGTTATACGGCACGGGGCAGTAGAAAGTCCTACAACAGGAGATACGCTATATCGTTATACAATTGAAGCAAACGAACCTAACCAAGTAGTAGAGGTGTTGTTACCGGATTATTTCGAACACCTTAATATTAATGTTGATGTGTGGGTTAATCCTCATTTGCATTTTGGAAGAGCCTACGGAATAGTTGAAGGCGATAAACTCAAAGTGACGTGTGAAACCCCAGGGCAGTATAAGGCTCTAATTATCGGTACACGTAACGATGATGATGTTCAAGATTGGTATATTAAAGGAGTCGAACGAGAGATTGGAGAAACCTGGTTAGGTGAAACCTACGAATTTGAAGTCATTGAATACACTGAAATACAGGAAATAAAGGAGGAAGTACAATAATGATAGAAATCAGAGAAGTAAAAATTCAGTTTAAAAATCCGATAACTGGTCAACCAACAAGAGCTGTAGAATCACATTATTATGGACGTTCCGTTCGAGCAACAGTAAATGAGGAGGAGCAATTATTCCGATTTACTCCCAGTGAATTACCTTTTATAGCAACAGAAGAAGATATGATTCTAGCGATTCAGAATAGATTGAGTGAATAATTAATGAAAAAGCCAATCCGTATCCTATCATCCACAATGGATATTCTAGGTGAAATCGACAATTACGAATCATTGTTCTTTATTCGCTCCTGGCATGGTATCGGCTCAATCGAATTACGAATGAATCGATATAAAAAATACGCAAATACATTATTAAAAGATAATCTTATTCTTGTTGGAATTGACTTGAATAAGGTTTTTATTATTAAGCATCGTGAAATTGAACTTGATGAGAACGGTAGAGCAACAGAAAATTGGCTGATTAAAGGATATGCTTTAAAATCGATTGTTGCTCAACGTATTACAATGCCACCTTCACACACAGCTTATGATAATAAATCGGGCAGCTATGAAACTGTCATAAAGCATTATGTTAATAATAATCTTGTTAATCCAGGAGAAGTAAGACGTAAAATCCAACAATTAATAATTGCAGATGATTTACAACGAGGCGGTAAAATATCATATTCATCTCGCTTTAAAAACGTAGCTGATGAAATGTCCACATTATCTTTAGCGAGTGGATTAGGGTGGGATGTAACGTTGGATTTGGTCAATAAACAATGGGTATTCGATGTTGTGGTAGGGCGTCAGTTAATTGCTGGGCAAAACGTTAATCCACCAGTTATATTTAGTCCACAATTCGAAAGTTTGAAGTCCTTACAATATGCACAAAGCGAATTGAACTATAAGAATGTAGCAATCGTTGCAGGGCAAGGTGAAGGTGTAGAAAGGCGAGTAATTGAAGTCGGTTCATTCAATGGTTTGAATCGACATGAAATCTTTGTAGATGCGCGTGATGTGGAAGAAGTGGATGATGATGGTCAATCAATTCCAGTACAGCAAATTATCCAAGCGTTAACGGATCGTGGCCAGCAACAACTTAATGAATTACTTCAAGAGGAATATTTGGAAGGGCAGATATTAACTAACAGTCCTTTCAAATATGAAACTGATTATGATTTAGGTGATATCGTAACTATCCAGAACAAAGACTGGGGCGTAACAATGGATGCGCGAATTACGGAAATCAAGGAAGTTTATGAAGCGGCCGGATTCAGCATTGAAGCAACCTTTGGAAATAGTCGCCCTACATTGATTCAGAAGATTAAGCAGGAACTTTCGCAGATTAGTGGGGAAGTTAGACGGTGAACGCAGTATAGGCTAGCGTTTTTATAGCAAGAAATCTTTAAAGGATTTCTCCTCCTTTTGTCGAATAAAAACCCTTGAAAGGAGGGGTATTTTGATTAAGATTAATAAAGCCTTATTTGAAGAAAAATTAAATGAAAAACTAAATAAAGCTAGGATTGCTAAATATGAATTTATAGAAATTAATGCAGGCGAATTTCATCGAGAAGTGGGATTATATCCTTCAAATAATCATAGAATGGCGACCTGCAGTATTGTTATGAAAGAAAGAATGAAGACGAATGACAAAATAATCAATTCTCCAAACAAAGGAAAGGGTGCTTCATTAACAATTAGATATTATTTATAAGATATGCCTTCACAATTTGTGGATGGTTTTTATTGTGCAACAAGACCTAAGCAATGCATTGTACCGAGCAGTGTAATTTGGAAAAGTAGGTGAGGTTATGGAACCAGTATCAGCAGTAACAACAGCAAGTCAAATAGCTACATCGCAAGCCGTATGGTCAATATGTGCTATTTTGCTAGTGGTATATGTATTTTGGCACTCTAACAAACGAGAAACTAGACTATTGGATAATCTAAGTGAACTTACAAAAGCTCAAGGTGATCAAGCGAATACAATGCAAGAAATCAGTAATAGTTTGACATCACTTGAAGGCCGCATGGATCGAATGGAAAAATACACTTATAAATACGGAGATGATGAATGATGACGGCAGATAAATTAAAACAATATATCGCATTATTCGGAGGGGTGCTTGGAGCAATCCTTTTATTTTTGCAAACTTTAGGGATTAACTTCACTTGGTTCACCAACGATTCAATTAATTCATTTGTTGAGGTTCTAATTGCAGCAGTGCCATTTGTTTTAGTGATCTATGGAGTCTATAAAAATACCTATATCATGAGTGAAAATGCTAAAGAACAAGAGGAGCTTCTTAAAAAGAGAGGGTTGAAGTAAATGGCAAAAGAAATTGAAATTCATCCCGGCCATTGGAACCTAACTAATAGTGGAGCGAATGGGTATATCAATGAAGTTAAAGAAGCGCGCAGAGTAGCAAAGAGAGTGTATGAGATACTCAAGTCCTCAAAGGTACGGGCGACTTATTACGAGGATAATTCATCTAAAAATCAACGTGAGAATATCAATTACTTGGTTAGCCAACACAACAAAGATTGCGATGGATTAATCGTGTCAATTCATTTTAATGCTTCTAGCGGCAGTTCAAGTAAGGGTATTGGCACTGAGGTACTTTATTATTCTGAAAAGGACTTGGCTATTAAAGTTGCTAAAGCAATCAGCGATGTATCGGGACTTCTCAATCGCGGAGCGAAGAAACGAACAGATTTAGGAGTATTAGCGAAAACGTATGAGCCGGCAATCTTAATTGAAGTTTGTTTTGTAAACAGCTCAGTGGATGTAGCGTTGTATCGTAGAGACTTTGAAAAGATATGCCAGGCTATTGCGCAGGTATTAGCGAATTATCTAGGGAAATCAACTAAGCCTTCCACACAAATAATTGTGGAGAAAAAGGAGGAAAAACCAGTGGACTTATTAAATAAAACTGGCCGGGCAGAAACTAAAGAGCTGATTAAACGTGGAGTAGCTGAAAATTTATTCACATCAAAGCACCAGGATGTTGATAAGTATACCGATGCTGAGTTGATCAGTTACTCGTTTGCTTACATCAATCGAAAATTAAAAAACGTTGACAAATTATAGTTTCAAATATTTATTTTCTGGGAATTACTTGTATAATCCTCCCTGGATTATACAATATAAATATCGAATATACGATTGAGAAATCAATCAAAAATTAAACCGTCTTCCATATTCCGGAAGGCGGTTTTTTCTCGGCTGCTTGAATTACTTATGACCAAGCGTTAAAGAGACTGAGCCATCAGCAGGGCTGAATGTTGCTGTTACCTTTCTTCCGTTAGCAGTAAACTGTTCTGGAATGTCATTACTATTGAAGTAATTCCATACTCTATTAGCATCACTGCCAAAGTAAAGTTTGAACACTTCTTTTGCTACGACTGGAATACGTTCTGAATATTTTAAAGCAGGGTCAGTCCATCCCATGAACTTAATTCCAACTTCGTTTGAAGATGATGAACTTTGTCCAATTACACTAATCACTCCAGGATAAGAAGGGAGTGAATATACACCACGATTATTAAACCCAAGTTCATTTTCCAGTGTACGGAAGTTTACCGCAGGGTCAGAACTCCAAGGAGTTTTTAATACTGGTGCAACCCAACCATCAGGATATACTTTCCCAGTTTGTTCTTTAACTTCTCCATCAAATGTGATTAACACTAGACTTTGATTACTTTTCCATTCAACGTTTGCTCCTAGAGCTTCACTTACAAATCTCAACGGAACTAAAGTACGTCCGTTCACAGACTTTCCAGGAACATCTAAATCTTTCTTTTTCCCGTTTATTGTTGCTTGTTTACTATTTAGAGTAAGAGAAACAATTATGCTGCCGTTTGTGGCCTTTACGGTTTTTGTTCTATCCGACCATTCAATTTTCGCACCCATTGCTTCGAAGATTGCTCTCATTGGAACTAGTACTCTACCATTTTCCATAATAGGCTGTTGATCAAAATAAAGTTCCTGCGAATTAATTTTTACGCTTATAGGAGTTGCTGCTTCAACATTATTATTACTTAATGTGAAGGGCAACAATAGACCTATCGCCAGGATAGAAATCTTAATGAAATATTTCATGCAAAATCTCATTATGCATATGTATTTTTTACCATAGCAATTTTCTCTTATATAGTTTTATTTTTCAAGTCAATTTAGAAATTTAAACCATAGAAGCGTTTTAAATAGCTATTTTGCTTATTTAAAAAAGCCCCAAATATTTATTTTGGGCGCTTATCAAATATTTAACAGCCTAATTTTAATTTCAATGTTATCCTCTTTGAAAAAAGGAGGTATTGTAGGTGGGTAATTTTCTTTCTTTTCCACAAAATCAGCACTTAGAAATCGAAGTTATCACACTTTTCAATGGGGAAAAATTTCATGTAGTGAAGGTTTTGGACAAAAAAGACATTAGTGTGTCACTGTTTCTTCATTCTAAAGAAATTACGCAAGTGACTGATTATAAAGATTGTTTAGACCTCGGATACTATGCTTTCAAAACAATTGAACAAGCACGTAAGTTTCACAAACAAATAGAACATATGTCAGCAATTGACTTAATGATCTTACAAACTCAATCTAATAAGCAAGAATGTTAAAACCGTCTTCCTATTGTTGAGGGCGATTTTTTAATTATGAAAGAGAAAAGAGAGTGCTAAATAAAGTGTTGTCCCACTTGGTATATTATGGTTAAATAGTATTTAAGGATTACATAAATATCTAAGTATAGTACAAAAGAGGTAAAATTATGAACAGAAAATCAACCTATTGCAAGTCTTTAGCAGGGGCATTAGCGCTTAGCGTGAGTATGCCAGCAATCGTAATTCCAGTGGAAGCACAAACTGTTGAAACAGCAAATGATACATTATTCAGTGATGTTACTCCAAAGCACTGGGCATACTCTTCTATTATGAAAGCATCTCAACAAGGTTTAGTAGAAGGTTACAATGGAAAGTTTAATCCGAATGGCAAGGTAACTAGAGCTGAGTTTGCAACATTCCTTTCACGTGTGTTTGATGGAGGTAAAGGTCTACAAAATACGTTTTCTGATGTTCCAAGCACTCACTGGGCAACCGATGCTATTAACGAAGGGATTGCACTAGGTTTTATCAAACCAAACGATTACAATAATAACAAATTTTCACCCGACCAGACTATGACACGTAATGAGATCGTGAAGTGGTTAGTCAATGGGTTAGTATCACAAAATCCAATATATAGCACCATTTTAGAGGAATTAGATTCTGATTTAACCTTGTTACCAGTGACAGAGTTTTACAAAGGGGGACTTGATAAAGAGGATATTCCATATTTTGGTGTTGCTCTAGGTACTGGATTAATTACTGGCTATGCTGATTTCTCAATTCGTCCGAATGGCAACACATCTCGCTCGGAAGTCGTGGTCATGTTATTCCGCATACAAGATATCCTATCTAAAGATCCAAACATGTTTAGCGACTTGAATGAACTGCGTGAAGTCGCAATAACTGGGACGAATATTCTTTCACTCACAAAATATGAAAAAAAGCGACATTCTAACGATAATGATTTTTGGTATAGGGTTACTGAGGATGCTGCAAAAAAGGAAAATCTAACTCTAGAGGAATATGTAAAAAAGTACTTTGGAGAGGCTTTTAAACTCCCAGTTGCGGGGGAAGAGTTTGGTGGTTTTGAGGATGTGCTAGGAAAACCGTATACGTTGCATAACAACCGTGCTGTAAATACGATAGAACGTGCTATTTTTGTAGATACAACAGGTCCGCAAGCCAAAGGTATCTATAAAGATATGTTCTTTGACAATGAACCAATTGCTTTAAATAGAAACTATTATGCAATATATTACGAATACACAACAACCCCAAGTAAAGATAGCACTTTATTTAGTCTAGGGAACGGTTCAATTAGTTGGCAAGTAGGTAATGACACTGTTAATTCGGCAAAAGCGAAACAATTTGGTATCACAACACCTCCAACATTAACGGGATGGTACTACGAGGAAGGTGAAGATGGAGTATTTAACAAAATAATTGATAACTTCTTCACAAAAGGGAAGACAGTCCGCTATTGGGCTGTTAAAAGTGCTGGAGGCAAAGCGGTTGATGATCCATTTTCAGATTATGATCAAATAAGAGGAAGAACAGATAATGGTAGTCAATTTTATTATGAAATTTTAAAATAAAAATATTTTTGTCATAAAATAAGTGCCCCCAAATGTTAGTGAAGGTTTAACATTTGGGGGCAGTTCACTATTATGGAGGATGGTCTTTTTTTATTTGATCTCGAATATTTCGTTAAAATCTTCGATTTCTAACGCTTTTAAAACCTTTGCTGCATGTTCGCGGTTTATTGTTTGACGACTATTATTAGCCATTTCGCTGATTGTATTTGGTCTTAATCCAGTTAACTCAACCAAATCTTTTTGCGACATTTCCTTCTTCAAAAGGACTTCTTTAAGCTTCATTTTCAACTCCATCTACAAACCCCCAATATATGCCACATGTCTAATATTTATTATATCGATATCTAAGAATTTTCTCCACAATAATATTGACATATTGAAATAATGGAATTATTATCGATATATCGATATTTTTGTTCCATATGGATATCCAATTGGAATTCCAGATACTCTTCCTAATTAATTTCCACCTTAGCAATCAATCGAGAAACTTGTCCTTCCACAATTACCAACTACTCTAAGACACTACAATTCTTCCAGATGACGACAACTTATTACTATGTAATAAGAACCCGTGGCAATTTCCATTCCTAATTTAACCTACTCTCACCAACAAAAAAACACCTAAAAAATTTTGGATAAAAAATAAAAAATCGAAAGGGGATAATATTGCTTTTTGAAATTTTGACTACTTCCATTTTTGGCGGATTAGCATTAAATGCGTTTGTGAAAAAGAAAGGTCTTGCTACAAACGACAGTGGTAAAATTCAACGCATTATGGCATTAAGTGATCTAAACGTAAAAGATGGGAAAGACACGCTAACAACCACTCTTATTCGAAAAAAGCAACATTCCTGGGGATGGGAGTACAAATACCGAATTCCAGATGGCCGTAGCTTCAATGACTACCTAAGTAAAATGGATGTCCTTCAAGATGGTTTGAATAACAGACGTAAGAAGATTAATTTTACCGATTTAACAAAGTTAAAATTCGACAGAACTATTATTCAGCAACTTCAAGAATTGTGGAGGACCAAACTTACGGAACAAAAAGAAATCGAATTAGATTTTGATGGATTATTGATAATTAGAGTATACGATAAGCCATTAGCAACCAAAATCGATTGGGACGAAATGCTTTTAAAGCCTAAGTCGTGGAGTGTTCCAATTGGTTATACACGTAAAGGCGATTTAATTGAACACAACTTTGACAAATCTAAACATCTAATTATTGCAGGAGCAACAGGTTATGGTAAAAGCGCAATTCTAAAATTAGTTGTAACTACTTTAATTGACCAACAACCTGACAATGCAGAGCTATCCTTAATCGATTTGAAGGGCGGTTCTGCCTTCCACAGATTTAGAAACTGTAAGCAGGTAAAATACTATTCTCGTGATCCAGAAAGCGCTGAGGATTTTTTAAAAAATGTTCAAATCGATATGCAGAAATCATTTGAGAAGGTAGTAGATAACGGCTTTGAGGATGTAAAAGAAGCGAAAATAAAGAAACGTCATTTCATTATAATCGATGAAGCTGCCGATTTATCTGAGTATGCCGATGCGATGGATATTATAACGGATATAGCACGCAGAGGACGTTCAGCAGGCTTTTATTTAATATTTTGTACGCAATATCCAACAGCTCAAGTAATACCTTCACAGACTAAAAGAAACATTATAGCTCGACTGTGCTATGCAGTTGATACGGACACAGCTTCTAGAGTTGTACTTGATGAAGGCGGAGCAGATAAACTTCCAGATATTCCAGGCCGTGGGATATATAAGAACAACGTGAAGAGATATATCATTCAATCTCCATTCATTGAGAATGAAGCTATCCAGCAACAGATTGAACCTTATATCATCAAGAAAAAGGAGGTTGAGCATGAGGACGAAAGCTCTCAATCAAAGGCAGGAGCAGATATTGCTACTTTTACAGAAGTTTGACTTTCTTACTCGTGATCAATTAAATCGGTATTTCAATCTTGGTTCAATTCGCAATACCAACTATGTGCTTAATAGCCTTTCAGAGTACCTACATTGCGTTCGGAATGGCTATCAATCTATTTATTATCTAAGCCGAGAAGGTCGCTTATACGTTGAATGTGACAAGGTGAGAAAGAAGGGAAGTCACGTTGAACACACAATCATGAGAAATGAAATGTGGATGTATTACAAATGCCCAGTGGATTGGAAGAATGAAGTGAAGATATCAAATAGTAAAACTTATGTAATCGCAGATGCAACGTTCAATCTAAATGGATTTCAGTGTATTTTAGAAGTCGATAATTTACAGAGCATGAAAGAGAACAAAGAGAAGATAAAGAAGTACAAAGAACTGATGCAAAGTGTTGTCATGAAATTGGGCTATTACCCAACTTTAATTTGGCTTACTACAACTGAATTAAGAAGAAAGCAAACAGAGGAAGAATGCCAAGGTTTAAAAGTGAAGGTATACACGATTACAGACATCAATTAGGAGGGAACTGAAATGTTTAAAAGAAACAAAATTGAGGTTGTTCCTGCCATGACAGAATTTGCATACGAGGAAGAGAAAGCTAAATATAAATATGCAACTCGTACGGAAGTTGCCGTTGCTACAGCTATACCGGTAGTAGCAAGTGTTGGTTTTGCAGCTCATCAATACTCATTATTAAATAATCTTACACCCTTATCTGTTAATGGAGAATTGGGAGCACAATCCCACGCAACTATACCTACAGGATTTATCGCAGATACTTCATTAAATGCTTTGGCCAATATACTGGATCCAGTAATCCAAATCTTAGTAGCCATTTCATTCCCTATAGCCAGTGTAATAATGATTGGCGCCTGCTTCTTCTTCATGTTTGGCAATAGCGACAAGGCATGGTCCATGATTCTTAATGCTGGATTGGGATATGTATTAATTCAATTATCTCCATTATTCTTGGATATTTTAAAAACTGTGGGTGCATCAGTTTAGAAACGTGTGATATGACAATTTAGATGATGATGAACAAGCATAACCCCCCGTCCTAAGTAAGGACGGGGAAAAAAGCTATAGTTGTTTAATTTTAGGGTAAGATATTTCGCTACACTACTAAATATAAACATAAGTCGTTAAAAATTGTGGAGTAGCAAATCAATGGTGACTTACTATTTACACGGTAAACTAAAAAACGAATATTGTATTTTTATAAAATTTATCTTTGTCAGTTCCATATATTTATAAAGCAACACCAATAAAAGGTTTTAATCTGTATTAGGATCTATTTCAGCTGTCCATGAACCAGAAGCTGTCTTAATTAGTTTACCATTTACGTAAACTGATGAAATTGAGTAATATTCCGCTTTAGTAGAACTGATTAGTTTATAGTAAGTAGTACCTTTTATAGTGATATTTGTAGTACCAACAAGAGAAGCTGCGGCAAGTAATGTAGCTGTAAGCTCTTCTGATAGACGAAGTCGTTTTGCAGTAAAAGCAGCAGCATACGATAGGCCCATAATCATTACTGAATTAGAAACCGAACCGTTAACTTGGAAAGATCCATCCCAGTATGTGCTCCCACCACCCGGATCAACGGCAAATGGTGTTATAAGGGTGTTATCATTTATAGAATAGTTAGAGAATTGTGTGAATCCTTGTGGTACTTCAAAAGTATTATTTTCTGTTACAACTTCGTTTGAAATGATACCATTTTCTAAAATTTCCTTAGCTAAAGCTTCATTGCTTGAATTTACTGTCAATACCTTTGGAGCTAATGGAATTGGTTTTTCTGAGTTTGCACTTGCTAGATTTGCTGTAATTGAAGGAACTACTAATGATGAAGCTATTAATCCTGTTAAAATCTTCTTTGGTATACTCATACAATCTCCTCTTCCCTTTTTTTATATAATATGGTATTTTTTACATATTACTATTTAAATATTAATATAATAAGTTAATTTTTTCAATACCTTATTGTAAAATAGTGTAAATAAGGATTAAGGGGAGAGGAATAATGTATCTATTTTTTAAAGTATTGATTTTTTCGGCTATAGCAATAGGTTATTACCGTATAACAGAAAACAGCGAAATTAGTATATTTGTAGATTTTGTAATACTTTTTATTTTAATTTATCTTGTTTCTAGGATACTGGGAAAAATTGAGAAGCTAATCAAAGAAAAAAGAACAAAAGCACTTTAGTTAAATAGGCATTATATTCGACACAACTCCAGTAAAAAGGAATTGTGTCTTTTTAATTTTCTCTGAAAAGCAGATGACTCACGTATGAATGGAGGTAAAATATTTTAAATAAAATTAATTCTATTAAGGTCTTATTTAACAGCAAATAAAGAACTCCATTTTTAAAAAAATGATTAAAATGGATGCTGCTTCAAAATCTGGCACCTTGTTAAATAAACAACTTTATTCTTAAACCAGGGATAGTTACCTGGTTTTTCTTATTGTCAAAACAAGAACATTTGTTCTATAATTAACATAAAATAAGGACGGTTGTTCGATAATGTGGAGGGCAGAAATGAAAAATCAATTAATGAAATTGTTTGAACGTGGTCAATTAGTGGATATGATGTACATTGCTCAAAGCGGTGAAATTAGTAAGAGACGTATTAAAATTTCTAAACTGTTAGATGATAAATTCACGGCTTATTGTTTTACAAAGCATGCCAATCGAACTTTTATAATTGATAATATTTTGGCCCTTGCACCTGTAATTAGAAAAGAGCGTGAAGTCATTTGA